GCCACGGGCGTCCAGATCATCACGAACAAGGGCGACATGCGCGTGGACCTGATCGCGCGCAACTTCGCCGAGGGGTTCGTGGACCTGTTCCGCATGATGCTCAAACTGTTGAGCCAGCATCAGGACAAGAAGGTTCAGGTTCGCGTCTCTGGGAACTGGGTGGACATGGACCCGCGCGAGTGGCGCAACATGTTTGACGTGAATATCAATGTCGGCCTGGGCATTGGCTCCAAGGACGAGCAGATTCAGAAGCTCATGGCGATCTCGCAGCAGCAGGCGCAGACCATGGCGATTGGTGTCGCCAACCCGAAGAACGTCTACAACCTGCATTCAGACATCGTGAAGCTCATGGGGCATCGCAACCCGGACGACTACTTCAACGACCCGGTGAAGAACCCGCCGCCGCCGCGTCCCGACCCGGAAGAGGCCAAGATGAAGGGCCTGATGCAGATCGAGCAGATGAAGGCCCAGATCGGCGCGCAGAGCAAGCAAGCGGAGTTGCAGTCCAACGCCCAGATCGAGCAATTGAAGGCGCAGTTCCAGGCCCAGACGGCCGAGGCGCAGCGCAACTACGACGCTCAACTGGAGCAGGCCCGCATGCAGATGCAGGCCGAGGTGGACAACAACCGCCAGCGCTCCGAGGCCGAGCAGCATGCATTGAAGATTCAGAACGAAGCGCAGTTGGCCGCCATGAAGGCGCAGTACGCCGATGCGGCCCACCAGCGCGAACAGGCGTTCCAGTGGGAGAAAGCCCAGCTCGACGCGGCCACGAAGATTCAGGTGGCGAACATCGGCAGCAAGGCAAAGCTCGATGACGCCGCTACCCAGGCATCGACCAACGAAATCGCAACGGACGTGACGCAATGACCCTCGAAGGCCGCATCTACAACGCCGACCGCGCGAAAGAAGTTCTCGAGAACGAGGCTTTCCAGCAGGTTTTCGCCGATGCCAAACAGGAGATCACCGAACAATGGACAAAGTCACCCGCAAGGGATCAAGAGGGGCGCGAAAAGTTGTGGCTGATGCTGTCGCTGCTGAACAAGCTGGAAGCGATGCTGCAATCGTCGCTGGACTCGGGCAAGCTGGCGAAAGCGGAACTGCAGCACCAGCAGACGATGCTGGATCGCGCGAAATCATTGGCTGGCATGAGATGACCAAGATCATCCACGCCCGCCATAACCGCGACCACCAGATTTCCGCCGTCTTCCACCCCGAGGCAGAGGGCGAAGTGCTCGAAACCAAGCTCGGCAATGTACGTGTCGCCAAGGGCGATGCGTCCTACCAACTCACCACCGGTGAAGTTGTGAGCCTCTGATGGCCGCGGTCGTTCGCAAGGCCATCGCCGACAAGCGCAAGGAACTGGCCGACAAGATCGACCTCTTGAAAGAGCAGATGCGGCCAGTCAATGATGACCTGCAGCGCCGCACGAGCGAGATTGATGCAGTTCAGACGGACATTGCCGAGATTGACTCTTGGCTGGCCGCCAACCCTTGAATCTAACCGTCGCTCACCCGGTATGGATGGCCCTCGGGTCTTTCAGGTGAGCAGCCCAGCGCAGTGATGCGTCGGCATAGGAGTACACGTGGACACGTCTTCGACACCCACCAGCCCGGAAACGGGCAGCCTGGACTTGAACCAGGCATCAGAAGCATTCAACGCCCTTCTGGACCCTCCAAAAGAGGACGAAACCAAGGCGGGAGCGCAAGAAGCAGAGCAGGAAACCCCTGCCGAGTCGAACGCGCAGGAAGAGGGGGGCGACGACGCCACCCAAGAATCTGACGCTGGAGCCGATGAGACCGTCACCGTCCTTGTTGACGGCAAGCCGGTCGAATTGACGAAAGCGCAGATCGCCGAGGCCCACAAGAGCGGGCTGCGGCAAGCGGACTACACGAAGAAGACAACCGAATTGGCCGAGCAGCGCAAAACTGCAGAAGCCGAGACGGCGAAAGCTCGTGACGAACGCAACCAGTACATGCAGGGGCTGCAAAAGGCCCAGGCTGTGCTGGAGAGTCAGCTGCAAGAGCAGCAAAAGATCGATTGGGCCGCGCTCATCGACTCTGACCCGGTAGAAGCACTCCGCCAACAGCACCTCCAGTCAAAGAGACAAGCTGAATGGCAGCAGATGGCACACCAGCGGCAGCAGTTGGAAGCGATGGCTCATGCGGAGCATGCCGAGGCTTTGAAAGCCCACGTCGAGAGTGAGCGAGAGAAACTCATCGCCAACATTCCCGAGTGGAAGGACGAAGCAAAACGCAAGGCTGGCGCAACTGAACTGAGGGAATACCTGAAGACTCAGGGGCTCTCGGAGCAGGAAATTTATTCCGTCACGGACCACCGCGCCATTACCCAGTCGTACAAGGCAATGAAGTACGACCAGATGATGGTCAAGGCATCGGCCGCCGCCAAGAAGATCCAGAGCACGCCAGAGCGCGTCCTGCGTCCCTCGGGTGGCGAGTCGCCGCAGTTGGATCGACGCTCGGCCGCGTATCAGCGCCTGGCGAAGACCGGCAGCGTGCAAGCCGCGGCAGACGTGTTCACCTCATTGATTTCTTAACGTCGAGAGACGCTGGAGCCAAACATGGGCGCACCCACCAATACCTTCCTCACGACCGCCGCCATCGGCAACCGTGAAGACCTCACCGATACCATCTACCGTATCGCCCCCACGGAAACGCCGTTCCTGAACATGGCGGCCAAGTCCAAGGCGACCGCAACCCTGCACGAGTGGCAGACCCAAGACCTCGCATCGGCTGCGGCCAATGCCCAGGCCGAAGGCGACGACGCCACCGCGGTGGCCGCCACGCCGACCGTCCGGCTGTCGAACCGCACGCAGATCTCGTCCAAGACGGCATCGGTGTCCGGCTCGCAGGAAGCCGTCGAATCGGCCGGCCGCAAAAGCGAGATGGGCTACCAGATGAGCCTGAAGTCGCTCGAACTCAAGCGCGACATGGAGTTCGGCCTGACGCAGAACAACGTCACTGCCACGGCTCCGCGTCAATCGCGCGGCCTGCTCGGCTGGGTGGTGGACAACACCTCCAAGGACGCCGGCACCACGCTCGCCAGCTACACCGGCAACACCGCGCAGACGGACGGCACGACCCGCGCTTTCACCGAGGCGCAGATGAAGGCCGTTCTGCAACTGCAGTGGACCGCTGGCGGCAAGCCGGACACCATCATGCTCGGCGGCGCTGCGAAGCAAACCTTCTCGACCTTCAGCGGCAATGCCACGCGCATGGACAAGTCGGAAGACGGCAAGGTGTTCGCCTCGATCGAGGTGTACGCCTCCGACTTCGGCGACATCAAGGCCGTGCCGAACCGCTTCCAGCGCACCCGCGACGTGTTCATCCTGCAGTCGGACATGGTGGCTGTGGCCTACCTGCGCCCGTTCTCGGTGAAAGACCTCGCGAAGACCGGTGACGCCGACCGCAAGCAGATCCTGTGCGAGTACACGCTGGAAATGCGCAACCCCAAGGCCCACGGCGCGGTCTACGACATCGCCTAACCCACTGGGGAGGGCTTCGGCTCTCCCCACTCAAGGAGCACAGAATGGGCACACAACTTCGCCAACGTCCTGACGGCGGCATCGGTTTCGTCACCGACAGCACTGCAGAAGAGGTCGCCAGTTTCGGCGGCATCTTCCGCGGCCTCAAGGTCGCCAAAGTGGCAATCGCTGGCGTGGCCGCAACCACGGGCGGCGCGCTGTTCTCTTGGGCCAATCCCGAGGGGCAGACGATCATCATCGACCGCTTCCAGATCGACATCACGACCAAATCGACCGGCGCCGCTGCCGGCGACTTCGGCGTGGCTGCTGACGGCACGACCACGAGCGACATCCTGATCGACGGCTACGCGCTCGGCGGCACGGAAAAGGTCGTTGATACGGCGCTGGCCGCCGACCTCGGCACGAACGGCAAGCCGGTTCAGAAGATGACCGCCTCACAGTTCATCACTGGCACTGGCGCCGCGACGACCGCGGGCCTCGTCGGCAGCGTCTACATCCACTACCACCTCGCCTAACGGCGCCGGGGCTTCGGCCCCCTTCATTTCCCCTAACGCTGCGAAGCGCCGGAGTTC